CTTTATATATAGTATCCTGGAATAATGGTACTTCTACGGCAGTAGTTGCAAAAGCAGACGCTTCAAATCCTGCTAAAATGCCTTGTGTTGGTTTAGCCCAAGAAAATTTAACAACAGGAGCTACTGGAGAAATGATGGTAGTCGGATTAATGGATCAGATAAATGTAAATGCAATTCCTTCTTCTGGACCGAATCCTTTAGTTAATGACGTTATATACGTAGCATCTGGTGGTGGTTTAACATCAATCAAACCAACAGGAACTAACTTAATACAAAATATAGCCATAGTAGTAAATGCTAGTGCTCAAGGAACATTACAAATAACAGCTATTGGAAGAACCAACGATTTACCTAACCTACCAGAAGGGAGCATTTGGTTAGGGGATTCAAATGGTGTGCCTTCTGCTTTAGGTATAGGAACCAACAACACGGTATTAATATCTAACGGTACTACCGCTTCTTGGCAGCCTTCAACAGGAACTGCAATTGATGTTGGGTTTACACCACTGTCTATATATGCATCAACAGATAAAGTATTAGATTCATCAACCACTGGAACTACGCTATTTATCCAGTCAGTTTGCGATATGGACATTACAATTAATGCTGTAGATTTTTTCTTGAATCAAATAAGTGGATCACCTCAGTTAACAATTGGGTTATATAACGGAACCATAGTTGGTTCTTCATCATCCACTCTTTTAGGTACCGCAACTACATCTGTGTTAACAACGCTCGGAGTTAATACTTTAAACTTTTCAACACCCATAACATTAACAGCCGGGCAAAATATAGTAATTTATATTTCTTCCAATAACGGCACAAGATATATAGGGAGTTCGACTGGCTTTACAGTGTAAACTTAGCGCTTTCTCTTGTGGGAAATAATACAGATCCTAATAATTCACTGGCTACTGCTATAGAAACATCAACCGCTACAACAGAAAGAATAGCACTTCACTTTTACTCTACTTAAAATCAAATGAAATGGAAATTAGAAAAATATCAGTTGGTCCTGACTATAAGTCTGGGGCTATGCATTACCTTGTTGGACAAGATGTTTTAGGGGGTAATTACACCATACACCACATAAGACACGAAAAAGATTGTTTTAAAATATGGATTATCAAAGATAATGAAATTGTTCTTTGGAAAAGCTTTAACGCAACTATTCCAGTATCTGTAGAATACAATATTAACTTTTAGTATGAAGTCACCTTTTGGTTTTATTGTAACTCCGGTTAATGATACTCGGTACGATAATGTAAAAAAAATAGGAGAGGTTGACTTTATTACTAGCTCCTCTAAAGAAGACCATACTGTATCTAATCGTTTTGCTAATGTTATTGCTACGCCAATTAATTATGATGGGGACGTAAAGGTAGGTGACATATTGGTGGTGCACCACAATGTATTTAAGTATTATAACGATATGAAAGGCAGAGAAAAAAGTGGTAGGAGTTTTTTAAAAGACAATCTATTTATAGTAGAACCTAATCAGTTTTTTATGTACAAACAAGATGGTAAATGGAAGTCTCATTTAGATTATTGCTTTGTTAAGCCTTCTAATAAAGAAGAATCTGTTATATTTAATAGTGATAAATACCAAGCTCTTACAGGAACTATTGAAGTTACTAATCCAGAGTTAACTTCTTTAGGTGTAAAAGAAGGAGATAAGGTTTGTTTTAAGCCAGAGTCTGAGTATGAGTTTAAAATAGATGATCAAACTCTTTACAGAATGAAATCAAAAAACATAACTATGGCATTATGAGTAGAGAAATTAAATTAAAAATAATAAAAGCGGGTAGAGCAGCGGTAGAGCAACTAATAAAAGTAGCTCAAGAAAAAATTATTAAGCCTGACCCAGATGATGAGTTAGCGGCAGATAGATTAAAGAATGCAGCAGCGACTAAGAAACTAGCAATATTTGATGCGTTTGAAATACTTAATCGTATTGATGCAGAAGAAGAGGCTTTAAATAGTGTAAATAAAACAAGCAGTAACCAAGGATTTGCAGAGAGAAGGTCTAAATAAAGTTTTACAAGATGTTGTGCCAAAAACAGCTATGGCTAAGAAAAACAAAGCCAAAAACTGGGAGTATGGTTACAATGAAAAGTATGATATTGTAGTTATTTCTAAAGATGGAACATTAGGTGACATATATGAAATTCAAGGGTTAAGAATAGGACTACCTAAAACACCTTCCAAGTGTTATTCTAATAAAGAAAAATGTTGGCAACCTTTTGAGTATCCAAAATCATTATCTAAAATAAAATCTATATTTCAATGGAACGAAATGTCTTCTGATTTTAAAGATGCTTGGGTAAGTTATATTGAACAGGAGTTTGATAGGAGAGAAGAAGGTTTTTGGTTTAATAACAACGGCAACCCTACTTATATTACAGGTACTCATTATTGTTATTTACAATGGACTAAGATTGACGTAGGTCACCCTGAGTTTAGGGAAGCTAATAGAATATTCTTTTTATTTTGGGAAGCTTGTAAAGCAGATAAGAGAAGTTTTGGAATGTGTTATTTAAAAATAAGACGTTCTGGTTTTTCATTTATGGGATCATCTGAAACTGTAAATACTGCTACTATATCTAAAGATGCAAGAATAGGAGTTCTATCTAAAACTGGAACAGATGCTAAGAAAATGTTTACAGATAAAATAGTTCCTATTTCTAATAACTATCCATTCTTTTTTAAGCCCATCCAAGACGGTATGGACAAACCAAAGACAGAACTATCCTATCGTGTTCCTGCAAGTAAGATTACCAAGCGTAATATGTATCTATCTGATAATCAAGAACTTGAAGGCTTAGACACTACAATAGATTGGCGTAATACTTCTGACAACTCTTATGATGGAGAGAAACTTCAACTATTAATACACGATGAAAGTGGTAAGTGGGAAAAACCAGAGAACATACTTAATAATTGGCGTGTTACAAAAACTTGTTTAAGGCTGGGTAGTAAAGTTATTGGAAAGTGTATGATGGGATCTACTTCTAATGCGTTGGATAAAGGTGGTGCTAATTTTAAAAAGCTATACTACGATTCTGACGCTAAGTCAAGGAACGCCAACGGGCAAACTAAATCTGGGTTGTATTCTTTATTTATTCCTATGGAGTGGAATTTTGAAGGTTATATAGATAAGTTTGGTATGCCTGTTTTAAAAACCCCAGAAAAACCTATTGAAGGAAACGATGGTGAGTACATTACTACAGGGGCTATAGATTACTGGGAAAATGAAGTTGACTCTTTAAAAAATGATGCAGATGCATTAAATGAATTTTATAGACAGTTTCCGAGAACTGAGTCTCACGCATTTAGAGATGAGAGTAAGCAGTCTTTATTTAACTTAACCAAAATATACCAACAGATAGATTACAATGATGGGTTAATGAAGGCTAAGTATTTAACTAGAGGTAGTTTTCATTGGGAGAATGGGATTAAAGATTCTAAAGTAATATGGACCCCAAACAAGAGTGGTAGATTTTTAGTTAGTTGGATACCAAAACACGAACTTCAAAATAGAAAAGAACTAAGAAACGGAAAGTATTATCCTAAAAACGAGCACATTGGTTCATTTGGTTGTGATAGTTATGATATTTCTGGAACAGTTGGAGGAAAAGGTTCTAATGGTGCTTTACACGGAATGACTAAGTTTAATATGGACGATGCCCCAAGTAATGAGTTTTTCTTAGAGTATGTAGCCAGACCACAAACAGCTGAAATATTTTTTGAAGAAGTTTTGATGGCTTGTGTATTTTATGGTATGCCTATACTTTGTGAAAATAACAAACCAAGATTATTGTATCATTTTAAGAATAGGGGTTATAGAGGGTTTTGTATGAATAGACCAGACAAACAATTTAATAAACTATCTAAAACAGAAAGAGAATTAGGTGGCATACCTAACACTTCAGAAGATGTAAAACAATCTCACGCATCTGCTATTGAATCTTATGTAGAGAAATATGTTGGTTTGGATTTGTCAGAACAATTTAGGTCAATGGACGATATGGGCTCAATGTACTTCACAAGAACATTAGAGGATTGGGCTCGTTTTGACATTAATAAAAGAACTAAATTTGATGCTTCAATTAGTTCTGGTTTAGCTATAATGGCCAATCAAAAACACCTTTACACTCCCGTCAGAAAAGAGTCAAAAATAAGCATTAACTTTGCAAGATATACTAATAAGGGGAATATAAGCGAATTACTGAAATAAATGAAAGACGTTGAATTATTACTAAACCCCGCAGGTTTTCCAGATCAATTTGCCACTGATGCTGAAAAAGCAACAATGGAATATGGATTACAGGTAGGTCAGGCCATTCAATACGAGTGGTTTAGAGAAGGTGGAGGAAGCTGTAGATATTATAGCCAACTTCAATCTTTTAATAAACTAAGGAAATATGCAAGAGGTGAACAATCTGTTGCTAAGTATAAGAATGAATTAGCTGTTGATGGTGACTTATCGTACCTCAACCTAGATTGGACTCCAGTTCCAATACTTCCTAAGTTTGTGGACATTGTGGTTAATGGAATGTCAAACAGATTATTTCACGTTAAGGCATATGCTCAAGACGCTTTATCTAGCGAGCACAGAAATAAATACCAGAAATTAGTAGAGAGAGATATGCTGAATAAAGATATCTTTGCTGACTTTCAAGATTCTTTTGGTATTAATCCATTTATGACAAATGTAGAAGATCTTCCAGAAAATGATGAAGAACTTGAGCTACATATGCAATTAAAATATAAGCCATCTATTGAGATTGCTGAAGAAGAGGCTATTAATACAGTTTTAGAGGAAAACCATTATCAAGACATCAAAAAGAGGATTGATTACGATATGACTGTTCTTGGTGTTGGTATGGCTAAACACCAGTTTCTACCAGGGAGTGGTGTTCAAGTAGATTATGTAGACCCTGCTAATGTGGTGTATAGCTATACGGAAGACCCTCATTTTAAAGATTGTTTTTATTGGGGTGAAGTTAAAACACTTCCAATAACTGAGTTAATTAAGATTGACCCTAGCTTAACTAGTGATGATTTAAAAAAGATATCTCAATATAGCCAGACTTGGTATGGTCATTACAATGTAAATAGGTTTTATGAGAATAGTTTATTTTTCAA